TCGAGACACTGTCCGAAGGTATTCGCGCACGTCACATGGGTGAAGAGAACTCCCGTTTGGTTGAGAAGTGGTCACGCACCGGCCTTCTGCGCGGTCTTGATGGAGTAAAGAGAGAGAACATGTCTCGCCTCCTCGAGAACCAAACAGCAGAACTGATCAGAGAGTCCAGTACTCTTGGAACAGGTGGCGGCGCAGGATCCGTCTCAGGTGACCTTCGCGGTTTCTCTAACATCGCATTCCCGATCGTGCGTCGTGTATTCGGCGGTCTAGTAGCAAATGAGCTGGTATCCATCCAGCCAATGAGCCTTCCTTCTGGTCTGCTCTTCTACCTGGATTACACCTACGGTTCAAACGTTGGTGGCGATTCATCCTTGACAACTGGTGATGCAGGATCAACTAATGATGCTCAAACATACTCCAGAGGTCAGTCAATTTATAACAACCCAGCAGGTAAGGGTGTACGCTCCGGTTCTACAGCAGCCGGCGGCCAGTATGACCTTGTTGGTGCAACGTACTCTAAGGTACACAGTTCTTCTATCGTTAAGACTGACGACATTGTGTTCTCTGGTGCATTCGGTCAGAACGCAGTCCTTACAGACTCAACCACAGCCGACGTCGCACTCTGCCACGCTACGGGTTCAGATGCTAAGCTTCTGCAATTCGACCCTCAGGTTTTGTCTAAGATCGAAGGTGATCCTAACTTCAACACAGACGGTCGATTCCAGTTCTTGATTCTTGACATCACGGGCGACATCCTTTCTGCTGCCGACCTCAGCAACATCAAGGATCTTTCGATCTTTGCTGCAGACGGTCAAAACGTACACGGAGCAGGAAAAACCGGCCTTAAAGCCTTTGGCGACGAATTCCAGGCAGGCAAGAACGTCCTCAACCTGCGTCGCTTGAACCAGCTCGGTACGTTCGACAACAGTGCTAACAAGTTTACGGCTGATCCTCTGGTCACCAAGAACACCACAAACGCAGCTCTGTTGCTGGTTACATCCGGTGCATACCAAGGCGTTGGTAAGACGTTCTCCGCAACTCTTACTGCTTCGTATGCAATCTCTGATTCGCTTGACGTTGAGTCTGGCTCCGGTTCTACCCTGACCATTCCTTCTTTTGAATCTGACTTCGGAAGTACTCCTTCCCCAGTCATTCCTGAGATTGACATCAAGGTTGAGTCCATCGCAGTTACAGCTCAAACACGTAAGCTGAGAGCTCGCTGGTCGCCAGAATTGGCACAGGACCTTAACGCATACCACAGCCTTGACGCTGAGGTTGAGTTGACACAGATCCTTTCCGAGCAAGTTGCTCTGGAAATCGATCGTGAGATCCTGAACGACCTTCTCACAGAAGCTCAGGGCGCAAACCTTTACTGGTCGCGTGCTCCTGGTAGGTTCTTGAACAAGGAAACCGGCTTGGAAGTCAAGTTGACTGACAGCCTTTCCGCTGGTCCTCGCTTCACGGGTACAGTACGTGAATGGTATGAGACTCTCGTTGAGACAATCATCGATGTTGCCAACACCATTCACCGCAAGACTCTGCGTGGATCTGCAAACTTCATCGTGACATCACCTGATGTTTGCACAATGTTTGAAGCTTCGGTGATGTATCGCCCAAGCCTTAGCATTGATGGCGAAGGCCAAGTTGCTTCACCATTCAGCCTCGGCGCTGAAAAGGTTGGTACTCTGAGCAACCGCTTCACGGTCTACAAGGACCCATACTTCCCACGCAACAAGGTTCTTGTTGGTTACAAGGGTGGTAGCTACCTTGAGACAGGATACGTTTACGCTCCGTACGTTCCGCTGATCGTCACCCCAACGATCTTCGCACCAGAAGACTTCACACCTCGCAAGGGCGTGATGACTCGCTATGGTAAGAAGATGGTTCGCGCTGACTTCTACGGTACCGTCACGGTTGCTGACCTGAACGTCATCTAAGCGACAATAGAAACTTCGGTTTCATGAAGGAGGAGCCCTTGTGGCTCCTCCTTTTTTTGTCTCTTTAAATAGCTAATATTCGAACCGGGTCCATACCTAGTAATAGGTCCGGCACATAGCATAAAGGTGAACTCGCCACCGTGTCGAGAGCATGCGAACAAAAAGGAGATAAATTATGCCAAAGATTAAAATCACCGACCTCAAAGGTCTTGTTCAAAAGGCAGGGACAGGTTTTGAGTCTCAATCGGCGCACTATAGTGGTAACTCAACCGTTACAGCGCTAGTAACAGGTTCTTTTCCGCTCCTCAATCCAGGATTAGTTAACACTGTTGACAGCACCGACAACGCACACGGTGTTAGATTGCCCAACGCTTCAGGAGCAGGTCAGATCATGATCGTTAGAAATGTAGACTCTGCCCAAGATGTCGTAATCAGAAACCAAGACGAGACCGGTGCTATTCTTGTCACCCTCGGAGAAGGTAAGACTGCACTTTTTGTAAGCACAGCTGAAGGCGACAACTGGAGCGGAAGCCAGCTCGACTAAAAATGCTCTCAAAGAGATCTACTGCAATCAAGGTGCTCTTTTGAGCACCTTTTTTGTTTTTTGAGCCTGAGTAAAAGTGTCCTAAGCCTAATAACAACATACTTATACTGTGAGAGTTTCTGGAGAGTTCTGTGACAACATTCGCCAATACAACTAACCCAACACCATTCGCCGCATTTGATAGTGATACAGACTTTCAATCTGATGCTGATAAGATGGTGACATTTGTTAAGCGAAAGCTCGGCGACGACATTTTGTCTGTCGAATTAACAAAAAAGCAAATTTTTGCATGCTTTGAAGAGTCGTTCTTCCAGTACGGTCAGATCGTAAACGAGTACCAGGCAAGATCGCAGCTTTCAACATTCTTAGGAACAGCAACAGGTAGCATGTCAGGTTCCGAGCAGAAGTTTCCAAGAGAAACTTTAGAGTTTTTAGATCGTCAAGCTGAACCCTATGCATTTGAAGCAGGAGTAGGGGGATCTTACGACAGTATATCAGGATCTATTCAGCTTGTTGATGGTCACCAAGACTATAATATTTACGAAAACTTGAAGGATAATGACGGAAACCTAATCTACTCTTCATCTTTAAACACTCAAACTTCAAAGATGAAGCTTCAAGAGGTTTTCCACTTCAGCCCGCAAGCCGCCTACAGATTTTTTGATACAACTTCAGCAATCAACTACCTCAACAACGAATTTTCTTTTGAGTCATTTACGCCCGAGACGATATTTTATGTCTTGCCGGTATTTGAGGATATCTTGAGAGCAGGCCAGATGGACGTTTCTCACAGAGTTAGAAGATCTAATTACTCTTATAAGATCGTAGGGCAAAACATTAGAATTTATCCTACGCCAACAGGCGACCAAACAGATAAGAAGCTATACATACGTGTCGCTTTTGCACCTGATCCTCTAAATCCTTCTTTTGGTGATAACACCATCTATGGCGTGTCTAACCTTTCAAACGTTCCGTTTGGAGATCTGTCGTACACTAATGTCAATAGTATCGGACGACAATGGGTTAGACAATACACGCTATCTCTGTGCAAGGAGCTCCTGGGGCTTGTTAGGTCTAAGTTTAAGTCTTTACCCATTCCTAACGCTGATTTACAGCTTGACGGAGATACGCTGATATCTCAGGGAAGAGAAGATAAAAAAGAGCTTGTAACTCAACTTAGAGAGATGCTTGATTCAATGACTTATGACAAGATCATTGAGACGAACGCTACGAAAGCCGAGAACATACAAAAACACTTGCGAACCGTCCCCATCCCGAATGGTCGCGCGATTACTATGGGTTAGTGGAGATTTAAATGGCAAGGCTTTTTGTTACACCGCGTGAAGTAAACTTCATTAACGATCTTACTAAAGAACTGATAAAGGATGTGATAGGTCAGAAGATATATTACTATTCAATCTCAGAATCTAGAACAAAAATAAATGAGCTCTACGATGAGGCTCCAGAAAAGATTTTTGAATCACCGCTTGAGATTGAATGCCTTGTTGATTATCAAGAGCCAACCTTTTCTACGAACAGGTACGGGGTTGAGAAGACGCAGAACATTGAAGTCTACATACAATCTCGTGATCTTCTAGATAAGCAGATAGAAGTAAATGTAGGTGACTTTTTCACGTACGGGTCTGTCATATTTGAAATAACCTCAGTCTCAGTGACTAAGAATATCTTTGGTCAAATTGAGCACAACGATGGCATTAAAGTTATTGGTAAACAAAGCCGCAAGCAAGTTTTCTTCACCAAGGTTCTTGGACCAACAGACGAAGGGCTTACGGATCCAGATGCAGTTCAAGACACCTTTGTCCAGCAAAGAGGTTTTGAGACCAATGAACAAGGAGAAACAGGAGACGTCAGAGAGCTTCAAAAAAGAGGAGTTCTCGATGAGCCTATTTCTCGACCGAAAGAAGTGTCAGAGCGAGGTGACGATACCTCTGCTGGTTCCGCTTTTTATGATGAGTAGCTAGACAATGACTGTTAGACAAAACATAACAAAAACGTCGCAGAATCCTACATCAAAAAAAGAGAGGATTCCATCGGGTCTTGAGGGTCAAAATGTCCCCAGCGATTTTCACTTACCCCCGTGCGGCCTTGAAGACATTGACAAAGCCTTGTTCAACCTTTTTGACAAAGACATAAAATTTACTATTACACAAAAGAATCAGTCTAGGGATGTTCCTGTTGTTTTTGCGACAGGTGAAAGATTTGCCCTTGTAAAAAGACGCCAGCCTATTAAAGACGAGAACGATGCTTTCATTCTTCCCCTTATATCAATTCGAAGAACAGGAATAGACCAGTCCACAGCCGCCGAAAGGCTTTCTGATGTAGGTGACTTGGTTCTGAGGAGAAGATTGAGCAATAGAGATCCAGTCTATCAAAATCTAATTAATCGTCAAGATCTTAAGAACCAAGAAAACGTAAGATCGTCAAACAATGATCTTAATAGTACAGACCCGATATCAACTAAGCCTGATACTGTCAATTCTAGGAGAGTTCCGGTTGAGACTGCATCAAGTGGGCCCCTGATATCAAAT